TTCATTTCATCGTCTAAAATAACGACTTGACTTTGGGCCCCAGTCAGCTACATTGAGTCAAGCAAGGAGGCATATTATGTTCGAAAAGACACAGAAGGCCGCAGTCGATCTTTCGGCTGCCGCAACGGAAGAGACAAGCCAGGCAGTCTCGATGGTGAAGGCAATGGTCGTTCCGGCCGTGGCCAACGTCTTCGGTTCGCTGGCAGGCTATGCCAACAAGATCAAGGCCGGCGTGGAGTCGGGTGAGTTCGTGGCCAAGGCCAAGGAAGCTGTCCAGTCGGCAACGGCCACGGCCGCTGATGGTGGCCCGGTCGAGACCTCGGCTGATCCGCTGCCCACCGAGGCGCAGAACGTGATGATCAAGGCCATGCGTAACGCCCAGGTCTCCGACGAGCAGATCGCTGCCTCGCTGGACATCAGCGTTCGCACTGTGAAGATGGCCTGGTAATGCACCTGGATCTTCACACGATCCTGGCCATTGCCGTCCTCCTTGCCCTGGTGGCAGCGATCTACTTTTCGTTTCCACCGGAGCCGGCCGAAAACGTCGAAGCGCGAAAGCGTTACGGCAAAGTGAGCAAGGAAGCGATCAAGGCGCGTATCAACGCCAAGAACTGACCGTTTCATTCACTCACAAAAAAGGGCGGCCTTGCGGTCGCCCTTTTCTATCTTTGGATTCCTCAAAGTGTGGGGGCCTAAGCCCCCAGCACCAATTAAAGGAACTTCAAGTTTGCGGTGTTGATCGCAACCAGGCCCAGGTAGTCTGCAGCGTTGCCCAGCGACGATGCGCTGTTCGTGAGCTCCAGGTAACCATAACGGGTCATGAACGAAACCACTGGCTCGAAAGTCTGTGGATCGATAACAACGCCCGACGAGGTCAGGGGAACGTAAGGGCAGTAGTATGCCGCTGCGTCGATTTCGCCCTGGCCCTTGTAGCCGACGAGCACTGGAGTGTCGTCCTGTGCGTACTGGTCAACGTAAACGCGAAGCGAGTTGTTCAGCGTACCAACATACTTGGTGTTGGTTGGCGCCTCAAACACACCCTCGGTCGTACGAGCGAATGCCGAAGTGGTAGCCGACTGAAGGATCGTTAGCGCGGTTGGCGAAACGACGATCCAGTTAGCTGCACCGCGACGAGTGCGCTGTGCGATCAGGTTTGCCTGACGGTTGATCAGAACTGCGAGAGCAGCGTGCTCGTCACCAACGAACGTTGCGGTACCCGAAACGTTTGCCTGGTCGTAGCTGGACGTTGCCGCACCTGGAAGCATACGCAGCGAGTTCAGGATTTCCTGATCGATTTCTGCGGTGATTTCCTGTGCGAGAGCAGCCATGATCTCTGCCTCGATGTCGATGCCCTGCTGAGCCTGTGCGTCCTGCTGAGCCTCAAAGGTCCAACGAGCCGACAGCCTGCGCGTACGAGCTTCAACGGTTTCCTTCAGGATCTGGATGCTCAGGCGGTTACCTGCGCGACCCTCAAGTGCCGCAGTCGATGCTGGGCCAACGCGAAGGCGGTTGCCGTTTGCGTCGAAGTTTGGCGAACCGTTACCCGAGTATGCCTTAGCAATCTCGTATGGGCTCAGGGCTTCTGCACCAGCCTGCACGCCTGCAGCGTTGTCCGCATAGCGAACACGCAGGGTGTGGATCTGTGCAACTGGACCGGTCATTGGCTGGACGCCGATGATCTCGTTCGCAATAACAGTAGGCATAACGCGACGCAGAACTGGAAGGATGACCTTGTTCATCGTTGCGACGTTACCGCTTGCGGTTGCGCCTGCCGATGCAGTCTCCATCAGTGGGTTGCGACGCATGAGGTCCTGGCGGGTGTTCTCAAGAACGGTCTCCATGACCTTCTTCTTGTTTGGGTTCGCCGAACCGTCCATGTTCACCAGAAGGTCACGACCCTCGCAAAGAGCGTCCTTAGTGGCCTTCCAATTGCTTTCAAAGAGCTTAGTCATTGGTAAGTTTCTCCTTATTCTTCAATTCCAGCCAGTCGGCGTAGCTCTGCAATTTCGGTCGAAGACCTATTCACAGCAACTTCCTCCGCGCGGGCAGATTCAGCAAGTGGGTTGACGCGGTTGCCAGTTACAGCTACCGTCTTTGTAGGTTCGGCAGCAGTCTCAGACAGCGTGCGACGACCCTGGTTTGCGCTCCTCATGCCCTCATTGAGGACAGTTGGAAGGTACTTCTGGAATGCTTCCTTCATCTTATCCGTCTTCACGGTATCGAGAAGGCTTTCCATCACGTTCCTCTTCTCCTTACTTAGTGGGGAGAGAAGTTCGTTCTTAATCTGGACACGCTGAGCACGCTCTTCGGCCAGCTTTGCGCGACGTGCGCTTGCCTGGACCTCTGCCTTGCTCTCGGCCAGAATCTCGTTGGCTGCATTGAGCTGCTTTGCGGATTCCGATAGCTGCGTCTGCAACTTGCGGACTTCCGAACCTTCGCTCAAGTAGCTGGTCATGAACTCGGCAGAGAAAGCTTCAAACAGTCGGCGACCAAACATATTGTTTCGTGCTTCCTGGATGTCTTCCTTCAGCTGGGTGAGTTCGCCGCGGATCTGAGAATCAATCGTGCTTTCCACCAGCTTGCTTGCGCGAGCGATGAATGCCTTCTTGGTCTCTTCCAGCTTGGTCTTGCTTTCTGCAATCAGGCGGACACGGGCGTCGACGAGTGCATTCTTGTCCTCGTTGAGTTCGCCAATTTCCTTGCTGAGCTGCTCGAGAACAAAACTCTCGACCTTGTTGATACGTGCAGCAGTCTGCTCGTTCATCGCAATGCGGTGTTCACGAAGCTTCTTCGCGTTAGCGACGTTGGCTTCTGCAAGCTTCTTTTCCTGTGCCTTAACCGAGCCAATCTCTTCCGAGAGCTTGGTCATGACAAACTGCTGAAGCTTGTTTGCGTGCTCTGCCAGCTGACCTTCGTAGAACGCCTTGTTCTCCGAGATCTGTGTTGCCAGCTGAACGCGCTGTTCCTGCATTGCGCGATGATCGGCAGCGAGTTCTTTGATCTCTTCTGCCAACTGCTTCATCACAAACTGCTCCATCATCTGAAGATGACCGGCAGTCTTAGCCTTATAGGTGGCGCGAGCCTCCTTGATGGCCTGTGTTAGCTTGGTGCGCTCCTCGTTGAGAGCCTTAGTGGAAGCCACCGACTCAACCGCGTGCTGCTTGACAGCATCGGTAAGCATGTGGTCCATTGCCTCAACTAGGTCGTTACGGTCTGCTTCAAAGCGAACCGAAAACTCTTCGCGAACCTGTGCCTCAACGTCTTCACGAAGAGAAGCACGAGCCTCGTCCAGCTTTGCGTTCCAGGCTTCCTCTAGAGCAGTTTTTGTGTCCTCATTGAGAAGACCCGACTCTAGAAGCGAATTCAATCCATTATCCATTGGATTTCTCCTTACGCTTTTAGGTTGTTGATCCAGCTCAGGAGCTCTTTTGCAAGATGTCCCTGTGCCTTTGGATCATGCTGTACGGCATGTGCCAGGTCTTCAATGACTGCTCCGCGCCTACGATGCATCAGAGCCTCGTAGACTGCCTTGGGATAAGCCTCGGGTGCTGATGGCCGTGCTACGATGTCCACAGTTACAATCTCGAAGTCCGAGACGTTTCCACGATCATCCACATTACCAGAACCACGCGACGATACGCCCAACTTTACCTGGTTTTCCAGGAGAGTGCGGACGATGTTACCCATAGGAGTTGGAAGAATCTTCAGCTTGCCCATTCCATTGGGGCCATCCATGTACATCTCGGTGATCATGTGACTGACACGGTCGATGTTGATGTTTAGCTCTTCTGGATGATCTGCTTCGCCGAGGACGCTTTCGCCCCTACGCAGGGTTTCATTGATGCTATCAACGGCCGAACGAATTTCGTTGACCGGATAGACGCGCTGGTTATGGTTCTTTGCCCCGCCTTGGACGAAGATGCCGCGCATGAACAAGTCCTTGGGCTTGCCACCGACGCCTTCTGCGCCCTCCTCGACGACGCACTTGGCCTCGTCAAAGTTCATTTTTTCGGTTAGAACCAATGCCATAGTGCTTACTTCCTCTTGAAGTCAGAACCGCGAAGATCAGTTGCCTGACCAATTGGGCTCTTTGGGCTGTCGGAACCGAAACCTGCCTTCGAGTTCAGCTGGGCAGACTTATCGCCTTCCTTGCTGACCTTGGTGCGGCCATCGGTTGCCTTCTTAACCTGGTTCTTCAGGAGTGGACGGCCCTTGACTTCGGGAGAAGCTTCGCGCTCGTGACCCTCGTGATGATCGCTCTTGATCTCCACGGCCCTTCCACCAACACGCGCATCTGCGTCATGCTCGGGAAGTGGGCTCTTGTCGTTCAGGTTAACCTTTGCGCCGTTTGCGCCGATTTCCTTGCCGCCCTGTAGGTTTGGATCCTTTACAGGCTCCAGAGTCCAGGACTCTTCTAGGTCATCGAAATCGTCAGCCGACTCATCGACATGACCATCCTTCATCTGATCGCCACCAATGACGAATGCTGCATAAACCGCATTCATGCCATTTGCCAACTTGACCCTACCAACCTTATCTGCGATAGCAGTTGGGTTGAGACCAATTTGCTTGGCAATCGTAGTGGCAATCTGCTGATCGTCCATTTCGATAGCTGCACTTGCTAGGAACCAACCACCTTCAACGTCTACGCCGTTATCCAGCGTAAAGTGTGGGAGTTCGCCGTCTTCAGCACCCATGTTGTACTGGTCCATGATCGACTTGGCAAACTTTGGTTCGCGCCTAGTGAATACGTGGTCGTTTGCCTTGGCATCAAATGCCTCGTCAACATGACCATCCTTCATCAGATCGCCGCCGACAACGAATGCTGCATAAACCGCATTCATGCCATTCGCCAGCTTGACCTTACCAATCTTGTCTGCAATAGCAGTTGGATTGATACCAATGTTCTTGGCAATTCTAGCAGAGATCTGCTGATCGTTCATTCCAATGGCGCCGCTTGCTAGGATCCAACCACCTTCAACATCTACGCCATTGTCCAGCGTAAAGTGAGGAAGTTCGCCATCTTCAGTACCATGGTTATATTGATCCATGATCGCTGCGGCAAACTTTGGTTCGCGCTTGGTGAACACATGGTCGTTTGCCTTGGCATCAAATGCCTCGTCAACTTCCTCGTCACCAAATTCATCGCCTGCAACTTCGTCGCCTGCAACGTCTGCACCAGTGATAGTTGCGAATTCTGCCTTGAGGCGAGCCATAACAGCTTCCAGATCCTCAATGGTATCGCCGATGGATGCTTCAGGGGATAGATCCTCTGGGCCTTCCATGTCACCGTCAGTGTCGTCGCCTTCGATTTCGTCGCCCGCGTCCACATCGCCGTCAAGTTCTTCTTCGCCTTCAGCATCCGTATCTTCGTCTGCTTCGCCGTAGAACTCCTCGGACTCGATTGCTTCCTGGTCATCTTCGATGTCCTGGGAAAGCGTATTGTCTTCCGACATTAGCTCTTCGTGAATCTGCTTGCTGCGCTCCACGAACCACTCATGTAGAAGACCAGTAGCCTCGTTCTGCTCTTCATTGATGAGCATCTCGAGAACCTTGTTCAGGTCTACCGTCTTCATAGGTTGCTCTCCTTGTTACATTGAACATCGCCGGGCTCTGTTCACAGTGTATTTAATCAAAACCTGTTTCCACTATGCGGAAAAGGCTCCAAAACGTGTGTTTTTGAGTCTCAACTTGTTCAGATATAGAAAGTGGGGAGAGTTGCCTCTCCCCACGTTTGCCTTACTTCTTAAGGCCGGTCGCACCCTTGCCGCTAATTGGGCTAGTGGTGTTTACACTGCCGTCCATCTTGTTTAGAAGCGCACTCTTGTTGCCCTTGTCGGCAACCTTCTTGAGCTCTTCCTTACCGTTTTGAACAGTATTCTTGATCTTCACATCCGCGACCTTGGGGGACTTTTCCATGGCGTGACCGGTGTGGCCCTTGCCCTTGATCTCCACCGGGTCACCACCTAGGCGATCCTTGCCCTTGTGGCTGGGAAGCGTGCCCTTGGTGTTGACGGGAACCTTGCCCTGCTCACCAACCTGTGCACCTTCTTGGTTCTGAAGCTTGTCAGAAACAGTCTCAAGACCCTTGAAAGCCTCGTTGAGCTCTGCAATCAACGCGTCCTCGGACTCATCAATCGCCTCTTCCTCATCGTCTGCTTCCTCGGACTCGCCAAGCTGAGCTTCGCCAATGTTGTCCTCATCGGGCTCAAACACTGCGAAGAACAACCAGTTGTCGTTCTCGTCCATGCACTTGCCCGAATAAACCGAGTCGCTATATGGGGGAATCTGTGCGATACCTAGAAGCTGGTGAACCATGTCACCCTCATCGGCACCAGGAGCCAGAGGAGCATACGCTACCACGACATTGTTGCCAGGGTGGAGGTCGAATTCAAAACGTCCAGTTCCACCGGTCTGTGCAGCGTGCTGCTCAACTTCACTGTGGAGTTCCTCAACGGTTGCCGAATCCACATACTCTTCAGCATCAAAATCTGCCTCGGTGGGCTCTGGTGCTGCTGGAGCGGTCTGTGCTGGAGCCTGATGACGCGCCTTGGCTGCTAGGATACTATCCTTTGCGCCTGCCTCACCAATCATAGCCTGATCCTGTTCGTCACCGAGAACACCGGCAACATAAAGGACGCCAATCTCGCGCTCGTCGTCTGCATAGTAGCCAGAATCAACGATAGCGACATCACCGGCCCTATCCTCGAGCTGATCGAGGATTGCAACCTTCTGAGCCTGGTCGTCGAAGCCATAAGGAACAGCCTGCCAGGTTACCTTGCCCAGGTTGTCGTCGTAATCCATCTCCACTTCACCGGACTCTTCGCCAGTGGTAGCGATGATATCGCAGATTTCCTCGAGAGCGTCAAAGACGTCATCTTCGGTGTTTTCTACGATTTGCTGCTCCTCAACGGGAACGCCATCAATGCCAGCCTGGACTCGCTTACCCTGTTCAACAAACCACTCGTGAAGGGCGGCGCTTGCGGTATCCGTGTCACCGCTGTTCAGCGACTCCATGATATCCATTAGATTGGTCTTCTTCATTTTATCTCCTTCGCGAAAGGAATATGGGGAATCTGTTCACCCAGAAACGTATGTGTTATTTACTGATTGGGGCGTTTGACAAATTGGAAGCCAGTGCTACGTTGGGCAGCTAAGGAGATCGTATATGGTAGCAATCAACGGAAGTCTGGCCAGTGACGTAGAGGAGTTCCTCGAAAACGGGGATCTTGCTTTTCTCACGCATCTCAGAATGGGTCCACGGGACGATATCGAGTCGCAGGCAGTGGTCCGCTACTTGATGCAGCTCAAGCGATGGTCATTTACCGGCGATGAGGGTTTCACCGAAGCTCTCGATCATCTATTCGCCGAATACCCGGACCGCACCAAGCGTGATCCGGCGGAATATCAGGCAACCACGTTTGCGCTGATCAAGAACACCTTTGACTACGAGTGTGTGGTCGTCGTCGCAGAGCCGCGTCCTGAACCGGTGGAAAAGGCCAAGCCGGCTGCTCGAAAGGCTTCCACCCGCAAGGTGATCAGCAGCGACACGCGGGAATCCGCACCCCAGAGCGACATCGACACCGATGGCGCCAGCGACCGTCTGAAGAAGGTCATCGCAATCCAGCGCGCAGGTTGATTTTTACAATTGGTGCCAGTAAGAGTAATGCCTAGGAGTAACCGCGTTGGGCATGGACAGTGACAAAATCAAGGCAATCGTGGCTACCGCGAAAGCCTTGACAAGGGGTGAGGAACAACCTGAACCCATAATGGATGCCATGGTAAGTGATATGGGAAAGAGTCCCATATTTGCCGTGGCAATCATTCAACACCTACGTGAAGAGGGCTACGACTTGTTGGCCCTCGATGGTGAGGCTGCGGAGCGATTCAAAGCCAAATTCCGTCCACAGGTAGAAAAACTGGGCGAACGTGAGCTCGCCCAGATTAAGAAGATTTCCGACAAGTTGTTTTCTTAGACTTCTTCGTCGCCCGCTGGGTTACCATACATGATGCCCAGGAGCTCTTGCTTTTTGGCCATCTCAAGGTTCTTGGTGCTGCGAATCTTCTTGAGGCGATTGATCATCCTCAGGGTCAACTTTGGCTTCCTTGTGTCGCCAATGTCCTGATGGGTGATCTCGTCCTCGGATGCCTCATAGCGACCATTTGAGTTGTCCTGATCCTCCTGATCGGGAACCCTCTGGACGTCTTCGCGCAAAATCTCTAGAAATCTCATTCCTCATCCTCCGCTGACTCATCACCACTGATGGGGCTGGCCGAACCATCACCGCCATCGCCCATGTCCATTTCCTCGCCGCCTTCTTCATCGCCGCCAAGCTCTTCCATGTCGTCACCTGGGCGAATACCAATTGCGTCAAGACCAGCCGCACCACCACCGCCGGCACCATCTTCGGCACCAGTGCCCTCCGTGGCATCACGATTTTCCTCACGCCACATGCGCTCGTTGTCGTTGATCTCGTCCTCGGTCATGCCCAGCTTGTTGATCATCAACCAACGCTTGGAAAAGTGCTTCATTTCCGCAAGTGGAGTATAGACGTTGATGGCCGCTGCATCGCGCTCCATCTTGGCGTACACACCAAAGTTCTCTGGCTCGTTGAAGTTGAGCTCATAGATGGAACTGTCAATGTTGTAACCGCGACGACGAACAAACAGCTTGAACTCATCATCAAAGACTGGGCTCAAGAGGTTCTGTAGTCGCTTACAATACTGGGCAAACTGGAACTCTTGGATGTATGCGGTACCCACGCGTCCATCGTTAAAGCTCTGCATGCCATCATCCGGACCAGTTGGCAGATAGCTTGAAGGAACACGAAGACCACGCAGAAGTTTGTTGGTCCAGAAACGAAGATCGTCAATCTGTCCAAGGTTCTCACCAGCGGGAAGTGTTTCAACGCGCGAACCACGACCTTCAGCGCTCTGAGCAAAGAAGAAATCTTCCATCATGCTCATTGGGTTGTAGGTTGCATCGCCAACGTTTGCACCACCACCGGTCCTGCTTGGATAGCGGCGCTGGTGAATCTCGTTCTTTACCTTTTCCAGATAGCTGCCAACCTTGTGAAGTGGCATGCCGCCGACGTCCACGTAGAAAACGCGACGCTCAGGAGCACGCTGGATTCGGTAGATGATGATTGCTTCTTCCAAGAGGCCCTTTTCACGCCATACCTTGAAAACGCTCTCGAGAATGCTGGTACCAAATGGCCAGTTGGCATCAAGTCCCTCACCAAGACTCAAGTGGACAACGTGCGTTGCCTCAATGGCCGTTAGGCTCTGATCGCCTTCAAAGCGACCACCATTGGGCTTTCCCGAACCCCAACGCTTCATGTCCCGCGTGGGACGCTGAAGGTTCATCTGGCTGGCACCGCCTACGAGATTCTGACCATTCTGATCAGGAGCCGTTGCGGTAAAGCTGGACAGGTTTACATCTAGGTCACGGAAAACATAAGCTTCTGGCTGCTTTCCCTCTGCCTCGTTGACAAGAACCTTGTCCACTTTGTCAGCCGAGACCCAGAATAGCTTGAGTGTCTCTGGATCACGAATGAAGAACTGATCACCATACTTGAGCGTGTTGCGGATCATCCTCCAAGCCTTGCGCTTGAAGTCGTTGATCTTGCTCCACTGCATCAGGCAGTTGTTCAGAATCTCAATTTCAGTCTCCGAGGCATCTTTACGATACTTGATGTCAAAGACCTCATCGCTCTTGCTGTCCTTCTGTGTGCAGAAGTTGGCAATGATGTCGAGGGCGGCATTGACTTCCGCATCGCTGTCCATGCTGTCATACTGACCATAACGGTCAATACGCATGGGCGAACCTTCGTAGACTTCGGGCAACACACTGGCATAGTTGGCGCTGCTACCCCCGATCGTGGGATCAAAGTAGGAATCGCGATTACGGGCCAGCTGAGCTTGTAGCCGCTGTGCCTGTGGAACTGCCTGCATGTGCTTTTTATAGGACATCTGCTACCTTCAATTAAGTACAGCGATATTTAGCTGTCCTGTTAGACTGCATTGTCGGCAATCATCCTAGTATTGCGGTTGGCATCCTCAAGAAGACGTGCATGGCGCTCACCATAGGCACGCATTACGCCGATCTCTTCACGGACCAGAGCATTCAGGGTATCACCCTGCTCACGCATTGCCTTCAAGTGCCCAACAGCGAGTTCCTGCGCGGCCATGATACGAGTGTTGATTGCTTCGGGGCTGAGTGCCTGCTTGGAACGCTGCCCAGTAGCATCGGAAGCGTTTTTGATCGGTGGAGCACTCTGTGGTCGCGAGACTTCCTTGTTGTCTCTACGGCCGCCTGTGGCGCTCTTAGAAGCTAGTTCGTTTGCGCCATAGAGACCATCGGGACGAGCCTTGGCCATGCGAGCGGCCGAACCGGGATCATCAGCACCAAAGACCTTGTTACCAATCCAGTCACCAGCGTAAGCACCACCCATACCACCAGCGATGGTTCCCAGAGGTCCGCCAACGGATCCAAGAACACCACCGACTGCACCACCACCAACACGAAGACCCGACTTGGCCAGGTTCTTCATGGAAAGTTCCTTTTCACCAGTAAAGTAGCCAATGCTCTCAAAGATGCTGCCAATCAGCGCATTGCCCTTGAGTGCCTTGCCAACACCACTTGCTGCGGCTCCTGCTCCAGCGTTTGGCCTTGGAGGACCAGCGGGACCGCCAGGGCTTCCTACACTGGGAGTTCCACCCATACGATTCCTCATGCGCTGGATAAAGGTTCCACCTGCGGCACCAGCACCAGCACCTGCACCACCGGCACCCGCGCCTGCACCACGACCAGCTGCGCCAGCGGCACCACCGCCAAAGATCTTGGCAACCGAACCACCAAGACCAGCAATGATCGAGAAGGATTTGGTCGCCATTCCTACAACGCTTGTCAAGCCAACTATACCGGCAATCGCAAGACCAATCGTGCTGGTCACGTTTGGCATCGCCTGCCAACCACGTAGCCACTGTTGTAGCTTGGTTGCCATATCAATTGCATCCAAGATAGCACTGTGAAGAGTCTTACCATACTCGTTGGAGATGGAATTTAGAAGTGTGTCGAAGCCCTCACGAAGCGCGGAGGCGGATGCCCTCAATGCTTCCTGTACGGCCAGTTCCGCGTTGGTTCCAGGATCCTTCAATGGATCGGCGATCTCACCAGATCCAATGTTCCTTGCGTTGCGTGAGCCAACCAGTGAGGTATCAAATGCCGGAGAACCCACACCCAAAATGGACATCTGACCCTTGAGCAAGTTCAGCTGAGATCCAAAGGTGCTGTCACCATAGGACTTCATTGCCGCTGAGATGGACTTTTGATCGATCTGTTGGCCCGAGCGTGCCTGGTCTGCAAAGCTCTTGATCATGCGGAATGCCTGCTGATCAGTTGCTGCGAACTCCGCTGCTTCACCGGTGGCCGTGCCAGTTGCTGTCAACTGCTTGAACAGCTTGTTACCCACATCACCAAACTGGTTCTGGAAGATGACTGCCGCATCGGTGATGCTCTTGGCCTGATCACCATTGGCCCCAATGGCAGCCAGAACATTAGCCATCGCCGGATCAGACGCCTGTTCCTTCTGGGCAGCCAGTGCCTCAGTTCGCGTCATACCTAGAATGTTGGCCGTGGTCTCGGAACTTGCCTTCAAAGCAAGGATACCGGAGACCATCTGGCTTTCATTGATGTTGCGGATTCTACCCTGACCAACCATGGTATCCAAGTATGCTGCTTGGAGTTCCTGACGCTGCTCAAAGTTCATGCCCATGTTGCCAATGGCATTGGTCTGCTTGGTTACCGCACCGGTCAGCTTGGCGTAATCAGCTGCGCCCAACATACGAGAACCTTGACTATTGCCGTTCATGGCCTTGGCCAATTCCTGCATGGTCATGTGGCTTTCGTTTACCGCATTGGTCATCTGCTGAATGGATGTGAACTGTCCATTACCGCTTGCGATCATCTCGCGGTAATTTTCAGCACGATCCTGAACAGCGCCAAGAACCTTATCAACGGCACCACCGGCTAGGCCACCCAGCGATCCCTTTTGAAGGGCACTAACAAAGCCACTGATCTTGTCACCAGCTTTGTTAAGGTGTCCACCAAACTCATTGACACCACCGACGGCACGCTTGAATCCAGTCTGTACCTGCTTTCCCGACTTGTCCACAGTATCGCTGGTGGCCCTCTCGGCCTCCGCGCGGTCGCGAAGCTGTCGCTCAATAAAGGTGTTGCCTGGACTGGATACCGGACCACTGTTGCGATTTCCCGACTTTTGTGCAGCCGTGAGTTCGCGAAGAGGTGCATTGGATCGCCACTGATTGAAGAACTCATTGATGATCTGCTTGGGGTCAGCGGACTTTCCCTGCGTTTGATTCTTGGCGATCGTCTTTTGAGTTCTGTCCAGGATCTCGCGAATGCGCTCAAGCTCTTCTTGGCTCAGCTTGTCGCCAGCGGTCTTGTCCAGTCGATCTTGTAGGTTTTCGAACAGAACTTTCATCTGCTCATATGTCAGGTCAGACATGGCGCTCCCCAGTAGTGTCCATTATTTATACGGCTATAAACCAGGGCTTTTAAGTACGTGGTAAATATGTGTGAATATAGGAGGCATCAATGGAATCCAACAATCCACTAGCCGGTCACTTTCGCATTGCCAACGTTCAGCAGACACTTCCAACTGCTGGACAGTTCTTTGCCAAAGGTGAAATTGATACTGCCATGAACGGCGAAGTTGCTGTTTTCCCAATGACTGCCAAGGATGAGATCGTGTTGAAGAACCCCGATGCGTTGCTCAACGGCGATGCACTGGAAAACCTCTTTCGCAGTTGTGTTCCAGCAATCAAGGCACCACGAAAGATCAGCGTTCCCGACATGGACGTATTGCTCCTAGCCATCAAGCTGGCAAGCTATGGTGACGCACTGGAAGTCAACGTAACATGCCCTGAGTGCAAGCATGAGTTCTCCACTGACACCAGCATCCGAGGACTATTGGGTGCTGCGGAAACCATCAAGGCCGAGGACACGGTTATCCGCGTCTCTGACGACCTGGTGATTCGTGTTCGTCCCTACAACTTTGAGGACAAGACCAAGCTGGATCTTACCACCTTTGAGGAATCAAAGATGTTTCAGTATCTGCTGGACACTGACATGAGTGAAGAAGACAAGCAGAAACGCTTCAACGTTGCGTTTGAACGCATCGCGGAGTTGAACTTGGATCTTTTGGGTAACTGTGTGGAGACCGTTACGGTACCCACTGGAGAAGTAACCAACAAAAAGCACATTCAGGAGTTCATCAAGAACACTGACCGCGGAACGATCAAGAAGATCACCGAAAAGCTCAAGCTATTGAGTGAAAGCGGAATCCCCAAGGAAATCGAAGTCAAGTGCGCCAACGAAAAATGTAAGCACGAATGGAAGACCGCAATGGTCTTTGATCCCAGCCATTTTTTCGCCTAAGGCTCTTGAGCACGGAGCCTGAAGAAGTACCAGTGATGCTTCAGGAATATGCCGATGATGCAAGGGCCATGGAAAAGAACTTGGTTCAGATCACATGGTTTATGAGAGGTGGGGCGGATATTGAGCAAGTGTACTCAATGACACCCAATCAGAGAAAGTGGGCACTGGCACTCATTGAAGAAAACATCGAACGCACCAACAAAACGGGCGTTATGATGCACTAAAGAGTTCCGTGCTCCAGATAGATACCAGCAAGATTGGAATCCCGGTAAACATGGCAAAGCTCAAGATCAAGTCCATTCGAGACCTCCTTGAACTGTTTGAACAAGTTGGCAAGCAACTGGTTATTGATCTTCCAGGCTCCACTGGCCTGATTGATAACGAGGAGACTGTCGCCGTAGATAGTGGCCTTTTGAACGCCATTGTCTTTGGCCCAAAGAGCAGCCCAGACGAGGGCTGACCACTCCGCGATATTGTTGGTTCCCTGGCCCAGGTCTTTCATAGTAAAGGCTTGGGCCTTTTGCCCTGGACGGATTACCACAATACAGGAACTCATCGCTCCTGGATTTGGTGCACATCCGCCATCAAAATAAATCTCCATGCACCATCTCCTTTAATAGCTGTATTTAACTCTTGGAGAAAGTGCTACCTGCAATTCTCCTATTAAGTTCTTCAATGGATATGTCACAGCGGGAGCCTTTGGATA